GCAACGATTGCATAAGGAATAGTAATGGCTAATTCAGACGTAAAAGCAAAACGTCTGACCGGGACAGGCTCCGCTGGTGTGGGGCCTGCTCGTATTCGCCAAATTCAAGTGTTAACCACTACGGGAACTCCGCGTTTAACCGTCACTGACGGAAACGGTGGAGCTACTGTTCTAGACTTGGATTTTGTGGCCAGCGAGACGCACTCGGTCAACATCCCTGATGAGGGGATCAAAGTGTCTGATATTTATATCGGAACGCTGACTAATATTACTGCTTTGACAGTGTTTTATAGCTAAGGTACTTAAATGGCTCGCGAAGTTTCTTCCATCAGTAGAATAGGAACCAGTGAGCCTTTTGAGTTACAAGTGGCTAGGGGCCAAATTGCCTATCATAAGTCTATTTACAAGTTTGGCAACAACCCGGTGGTTGCAGACTCAATAGAAACCATTTGGCCTCAAGGCGGTTTGTATTCATACCTGTCTACCGCGACCGTGTTGAAGGTTTCTAGTAGCTCTGCCAACGATACCTCAGCGGGGACCGGAGCCAGAACTGTTGAATTGTTCGGGCTGGATGGCGATTACAACGAAATATCCGAGGTTGTGACCTTAAACGGTCAAACAGCAGTAAATACCACCCAGTCTTATTTGCGAATAAACAGAATGGCTGTTCGCTCTGCGGGTTCGGGCGGCGCAAATGCGGGAATCATTTACGCAGGCACAGGCACTGTTACCACGGGCGTCCCGGCAAACATTTATGCCACGATCAACGGCGACGGGACAAACCAGACCCTGATGGCGATATGGACCATCCCGGCAGGCTACACGGGTTATTTGATGCAATATGACGTGTCCAACGGCACAACCTCAAACACGCCTGCTGTATGCAAGTTGTTGCTTGTCGCTAGACCGTATGGAGAGGTGTTTCAAAGTAAAGATGTTAAGTCTCTTACCACGGGAATGCACATTGAAAACGCCTTGGTTGTTCCGTTAAAATTCACAGAAAAAACTGACATTGAAGTACGGGCTGTTTCTTCTTCAGCAAGTGTCACCTTTGACATATCTGCCGCTCTTGAAATTATTTATATTAAAAATGGAGATGATTTGTAATGGCGACAACTAAGAATGTAGAGCGGTTGCCGTCAGGCCGGTTAAAATACCGGGGAGAGACTTTTTCGGGCTACAACAAACCGAAAAGGACCCCCGGTAAATCCAAAAAAAGCGCGGTCTTGGCTAAGAAAGGCAATGAAGTCAAGCTCGTTCGTTTTGGTGATCCCAACATGTCAATCAAAAAAGATCAGCCGGGACGCAGAAGTAATTTTAGGGCACGTCACAACTGTGATACGGCCAAAGATAAGTTTTCTGCAAGATACTGGTCGTGCAAAGCGTGGTAGATATGAAGGTAGAGGAAGTTTTATCTCGGCTAGAAAAGCACGAAGCGGAATGCAATTTACGATATAAGCGTATTGAAGAGCGCTTAGACGACCAAAAAGACATGGTGTCAAAGAACTCTGAAGCATTAACACGCTTGGACATGAAGATTTGGGGCCTAGCCATATTAATTATTGTTTCACCTTTTGCGGCCAAGCTTTGGAGTTGACATGGGTGTTTGTGGATCACGAGTAAAAACAGGGCCAAAAAAAACCAAAGTCCAAGTCACCTATATGAAAAAAGGTGGCGAGGCTTCCAGTAAAAGCAAGGGAAGCAAAATTTGTCCCGAAGGCAAAGCATGGGCAAAGCGTACTTTTGACACATACCCTTCTGCTTATGCCAATTTAGCAGCGAGCAAATACTGCAAAGACCCTAATTACGCGAAAAAAGCTAAGGGCGGCAAAAGGAAAGGTCGTGGGTAAACTGAAGGAATGGCTAGATGAAGACTGGGTTAGAATCGATAGCTCGGGTAATATCGCGGGCGAATGCGGCACTTCAGCGAACAAAAAGAACCCTGATAGATGCCTTCCAAGAGCTAAAGCGCAAAGTTTGTCAAAAAGGGAAAGAGCTAGTACAGCGCGTAAAAAGAAGCGTGAGGGCTCGCAAGGCAAGCAAGTAGTTTCAAACACTAAAGCGGCCAAAGTCCGCAAGGCGGCTAATGGCGGTGAAATAAGAAAATTAAATAAAGGCTGTGGTGCAGTGCTATCTAACCGTAGAAAGCGTACTAGGTATGTTTAGCGGTGGAATTAGAGCAGGCTGTTGTAGAAGAAATACGGGCTTGGTCTAAACACGCTTTAGAAACGCCCCATCCTTTTTTTAACAATCTCCCAGCCTGCCCTTATGCCCGCAACGCGTGGGCCATGGAAAAAGTAGGGTTCGTTTTTAACTATAGCCTTGAAAAAAAGCCTTTATACGACCTTGTGTCGCGTTTCCCTGATCAATACGATGTTGTTTTGCTTATAGATTTTGAGGTTTCCGAAAGCAGCGAAGATTTCCATCGTTATTTAGACATTTTTAATGATGCCTTAGCGGCGGGTGTTTTTATTGATCGTGACATTTGGGTCATGGGTTTTCATCCAGAAGACGATGGGGAAGAGGAGACTTTCAATCACGACAGCTTTGAAGCCTTAATAGACGATGTGTATACGATAACTTTTGTTCAAAGGCTAACAAAACTAGAGGAATCAGCAGAAATATTGCGAAAAAAAGGGTATTATGACGCTTACACCAAAGACCCAAAGTACGAGGATCTTTGGGACAAACGAAAACTTTTATACAGGAGATTGAAAAATGCCGGGACCTAAGCCAAAAGTAATGCCAAAAAAGAAAATGCGTGCAGGCAATGGTGTAAAGAAAATGCGTGGTGGCGGTATGGCTGTAAAGAAAATGCGTAAAGGTGGCGGTGTTAAAAAAGGCAAGAAAAAGGTATGAAAAACCTAAAACCTATTCCTAGTGGAAATAAGGGGTTGCCGAAACTTCCTAAAAAAGTGCGAAACGACATGGGCTACATGAAAGATGGTGGACCGGTTCGTGCGCGTGCCGCAGAAGCGATGAAGGGGTTAGGCAAGCCAAGAGTCAGAGGATATAAATAATGGCCGTATCGGGTTCAACAGATTTTGAACTTGATGTAGCTGACTACATCGAAGAGGCTTTTGAGCGGTGTGGGCTGGAAGTCCGCACCGGTTATGACCTTAAAACCGCAAAAAGATCTTTAAACCTGATGTTAGCTGATTGGGCCAACCGGGGTCTTAATCAGTGGACGATAGAGCAAACTACGGTCACCCTAACTCAAGGGACGGGGGATTACAGCCTTGGCGCAGACACCATTGACGTGTTAAATGCGGTGGTCAGGCGCAGTAATACCGATTATGCGTTAGAACGGATTAGTCGTAGTGATTACATTAATATTCCTACAAAAACTCAGCAGGCCCGTCCCTCTCAGTTCTTTGTAGACCGGCAAATTAATCCCACGTTAAAGTTGTGGCCCATCCCTGAAAACAGCACAGACACTGTGGTTATTGATCGTCTAGTGCGCATGGATGATGCGGATACTTACAGCAATACTTTGGATTTGCCGTTCCGGTTTTACCCTTGTTTGGCGGCAGGACTGGCCTATTATTTGGCAATAAAGCGGGCTCCAGAGCGCGTTCAGTTGCTAAAAGCGGTATATGAAGAAGAGTTTGAAAGAGCGGCCTCTGAAGACCGAGATCGCGCTTCGTTCAACATTCAGCCCTCTATGGCATATTCGAGGCTTCTCTGATGGGTCGTTTTGCTACAGGTAAGTTTGCTTACGGCATTTCGGATCGTTCCGGACAGCGTTACAAGTTGAACGAAATGAAACGCGAGTGGAACGGCTTGTTGGTAGGCCGGGACGAATATGAGCCGAAGCAGCCTCAGTTAGAGCCTCGTCGCAAGGTGGTTGATCCGCAAGCATTGCAAAATCCTCGCCCTGACCGAGTCGAGCCTTTGGACATTCTTGTGGCTGTTCCGTTAGTTGAAGGTCCTACGTTTAGGCCGACGGTTGCTTATGGCACGGTTGGCACAGTTACGGTAAGCACGTCATGAGTTTCACATACGCAGAGTTAAAACAGGCTATTCAAGATTATGCGGAAAACGATGAAACGTCTTTCGTTAATAACTTGCCTATTTTTATACGCAACACGGAAGAGCGAATTCTTAAAAATGTCCAGTTAAGTCTTTTCCGTAAAAACGTGTCGGGGTCGCTAACTGCTTCAAATAAATATTTGGCGTGTCCTAGTGATTTTTTGGCTCCTTTTTCGCTTTCTTTTACTCAGGCGTCAGGAGACGTTTCGTTTTTAGAATTCAAAGATGTTGATTTTGTTCAAACATTCAACCCTGACGGTAGCGACGAGGGTTCGCCTCGTTATTACGCTGTTTTTGACATCGACAACTTTATTATTGGTCCTACCCCGGACACAAGTTATGCCGTAGAGCTTCATTATTACTATCGCCCCGCCAGTTTAACGGCGGGAAGCGATAGCGGCACTACGTGGCTTAGCGAAAATGCGCCCACGGCTATGCTTTACGGAGGTTTGCTGGAAGCCTACGTTTACATGAAAGGTGAGCAAGATGTCATGGCTAATTACCAGCAATTATTTGCTCAAGGGCTGCAAGGATTAAAGCAATTTGGAGAGGCAAAAGAGGTAACAGATCAGTATAGGACTGGAATGTTAATTAGACCTAAACAATGAGTTCAGATGCAGGTAAAATACACGCTGGAATAGTTGAAGTAAAAACTACCCATCATCGTGGCTTTTCCCCCGAGGAAGTGGCCGAGCGGTGCCTGAGCAAGATCATGAGCGTATCGGATAGTGCGCCACCAGCGATTAAAGATCAGGCGCATGCTTTTCAAGAAAACCTGCGTTCTGTTCTTGTTTTTTATATGAAAGAGGCGATCAAAAGTGACCGCACGACAGTTTGTAACGCCCTGCTTGATGCTGGGCAGAAAGACCTAGCCGAGATGATCAGGAGACTTTGATATGGCGTTTACCGGCAATTTTATGTGCACCTCGTTCAAGCAAGAGGTTTTACAGGCAAAGCACGATTTTACGGCCTCTACCGGCCACACGTTTAAGTTAGCCCTGTATGACAACAATGCCAGCTTTACTGCGGCCACGACCGACTACACTGCAACTGACGAGGTTAGCGGAACCGGTTACAGCGCGGGCGGCGGGACACTGACCAATGTGACCCCAACAACCTCGGGCACGACTGCTTTTGCGGATTTTGATGATCTAACTTTTAGTTCTGCAACAATCACGGCCCGTGGTGCATTGATTTACAACACCACGACTGGAGGGGGTTCGAGCACGACTGAGACTGTTGTGGTCCTTGATTTTGGCGCAGACAAGACCTCCACTGCCGGAGATTTTACGATTGTATTTCCCACGGCAGATGCGAGTAACGCGATTATTCGGATAGCGTAATGACAGATGTCGTCGTCCCCTTAACCGGCTGGGGCCGTGGCGCGTGGAGCGACCTTGGTTGGGGCGAGGGCAGTGTTACCAATGCGGGGGCTACGGGTGAGGTAGGCTCTGTTGGCATTGTCGCAGGGGCTGTTGTTGCGGCTGGGGGTGTCGAGGGCACCGGGGCTGTTGGAGCCGTCACTGTTGCGGCGGGCGCGGACGTTGCGGTCACCGGTCTTGCCGCCTCGGGCGAGGTAGGTTCTGTTACGGTCACGGCAGGGGCGGATGTCTCTGTAACGGGCGTTGAAGCGACCGGTTCTGTTGGCTCGGTTACGGTTACGGGGAAGGCCACTGTTGAGGCGACAGGGGTTGCCGGGACAGGGTTTGTTGGCTCGGCTTCGGTCGAGGCGGATGCGGACGTTCCGGTCACCGGTCTTGCCGCAAGTGGCGCGGTTGGTTCTGTATCGACTACGGCGGCGGCAAATGTTGCGGTCACGGGGCTTTCTGGGACGGGTGCTGTTGGAGCCGTCACTGTTGCGGCGGCGGCAAATGTTACGGCTACTGGCGTTGCTGGGACGGGGGAAGTTGGCACTGCGAGTGTCATACAGGAAATTGATGTTTTAGTCACGGGCCTTGAGGCTAGTGGCGAGGTAGGGTCTGCGAGCGTCAATGCGGATAGTCTTGTTAATGTAACAGGGCTTTCTGCAACGGCGGAGGTAGGGTCTGTTGCGGTAATTGCCAAGGCAGATGTGGCGGTTACAGGGGTTGCGGGGACAGGGCAGGTTGGTCCTGTTTTGGTTTGGGGTAGGATTGTCCCTGATCAGACGCCGAGTTATTCGGAGGTCTCACCTTCGCAGTCTCCCTCATGGGTTGAAGTATCGGCCACACAGACGCCGAATTACTTGGACGTTGCGCCTTCGCAGTCTCCATCGTGGTCTGATGTTGAGCCGGTGCAAGATGCGGATTATTTAGATATTGCGGCATAAGAGGAACTGAGTAATGCCTAGCACATACACGACTAACCTTGGTATTGAAAAGATTGCGACTGGTGAGCAGTCGGGAACATGGGGCGACACCACCAATACCAACTTTGATTTGATTGACACTGCGGTAAACGGCATTGTTTCAATCACTCTCGCTAGTGCGGGAAGCTCCGGTTCCCCCAACGACCTGCCGATCACTGACGGCACTGCGTCTAATGGCCGCAACAAGTTTATTGAGTTTGTTGATGGCGGCGACCTTGGCGCGACAGCGTATGTCCAGCTTACCCCGAATGATGCCGAGAAGATTGTTCACATCCGCAACAGCTTGTCTGGCAGTCGGTCAATTATTGCCTTTCAGGGCACCTACAACGCATCCAATGACTTTGAGATCCCTAACGGTGCAGATGTCACCCTGAAGTTTGACGGGGCTGGAACGGGCGCTACCGTCACCGATGTTAATGTTGACTTGACGGTAACAGGCGCGACCATAGCCACTGCCGATATTAACGGCGGCACTATTGATGGCACCGTTATTGGCGGATCATCTGCCGCCGCAGGAACCTTCACCACGTTCACCTCCACAGGCATCGACGATAACGCCACAAGCACAAAGCTGACTGTTAGTGATACAGGCATTGACGTAACCGGAACGGTAGTAGCTGACGGCCTTGAATCGTCTGCCGGTTTAGATTTTACAGCAGCAGATGGAATAACAATTTCTACTAAAGAGTCTGCGGTAATCAGAATTGATTCTGATGACAATGATTCGTCAAGAGTATTTCAAGTAGCTAGCGGCACAACTGGCTCATCTGAAACGCTTATCCTTGCTTCAGAAGATGCTGGCGTCACCCTGTATTACGACAACGCGGCAAAGCTCGCCACCACCTCCACAGGCATTGACGTTACTGGTGGAGTCAGCATTGATGATGACAACAACTATAGCTTTGGTGACGGAACAACTTACATACAAGGTTCTGGTGCTGCTGACAGATTAAAATTTATAACTAATGCCTCCGAAGCCATGCGTATCGACTCTAGTGGCAACGTTGGGATTGGCACTACGAGTCCTAGCAACCCTCTCAATGTTATTGCCACAAACACCAACGTTCTTGTTGAAGGTTCTGGTGTTTCTTCTACGGGAATTGCGTTTGAAACAAACAACCTCACCAGAGCTTCTATTGGTGTTGCCAGTGGGTCTACGGCGTTGTCTTTCTTTAGTGACGCTGGCTCTACAGAAACCATGCGTATCGACTCCAGCGGTAACGTTGGTATTGGAGTTACTCCATCATCTTGGAACAGTAATAACACTGCTCTTCAAATAGGCGCGGCAGGTTGTATTTTTGGTAGCACAAACACGAGTTTGTCTGCTGTTTCGGCAAACGCTTATTTTGACTCTACAAATAGTCGTTACGAGTATATTAATACTGATTTTGCTACTTTGTATCAACAATTAGACGGTGTTCATTCGTGGTCTACTGCGGCATCTGGAACGGCAGGAAACGCAATTAGTTTTTCTGAGTCCATGCGTATCGACACCAGCGGCACTGTAATCCTTAATCAATCTGCTGGGGCGGCTGACAATACAATCTTGCGTATTACGGGAGGAACGGCTGGATATTCTACATTGCATCTTGCTGATACCGCCGATGTTAACATTGGCTTTGTTCAATATGACCACACGAACAATGCACTAACTTTTGCCTCAAATAACGCAGAACGTATGCGTATCGACTCAAGCGGCAGATTACTGCTTAACATAACGGACGCAACGACAGGAAGCCAAAACCCTACAGTTAATTTCAAGCAACTTTCTAACGCCAGCTACCACAGAGGCATGATTATAGAGTCTGCGGATTCTGATGCTTTTATTGGTATTGGCTACAGCGGCTCAGAATTTCAAATTGGCGCTACATATAGAGCCAGTGCTGGCTATAAGCCCATCACGGTTACTGTTGGTGGATACGAGCGTATGCGCATCGACACCAGCGGCAACGTTGGTATTGGCACGAGTAGTCCTCCTAGTGCTACTAATTACAAATACTTAGCTGTTCATGCAACAACAAATTCATATCTGCATCTAACCAACTCTACCACTGGAAGCACAAGTGCTGATGGGTTTGATGTTGCTGTTTCTGGCTTAGACGCGGTTCTTATAAACCGTGAGGCAGGTAATCTAATATTTTCAACCTCCGACACAGAAGCCATGCGTATCGACGCCAGCGGTGACGTTTCGGTTGGCACAAGTACAGCAGGTGTCACTGGTTTATCTATTTCATCAACTAAAAACCTTGGATGGACACAATCTAGTGGTGAGTCGCTAGCCAACATGTTTCGTCAGCAAAGCTCTGGCGCGTTGGTTACAGGGTATGGTTATCAGCGTTCTGCTACGGCAAACGGTTTTGCTTCTTCATATAGCTCGTCCCTTTCAAGAGCAGCGGCTTCGTTTAGTGACTCTATAAGGTTTTATGTCGACACTGCTTCTACTGTTGCCGCAGGAACGGACATAACGCCTACAGAACGTATGCGTATTGACTCTAGCGGCAATGTTGGTATTGGTACTACGAGTCCTAACTATCCTCTGCACATAAACCAAAGCACTAGCTCAGGTTGCTGGGCGCAGTTTACTAACTCTACTACTGGGACAGGCAGTAGTGCTGGAGCTTTGGTAGGCATTGACTCTAACGAAGATTTTAGAATTCTCCAGTATGAAGCAAAAGCTATAGAACTTTATACGTCTGCTACAGAACGTATGCGTGTTACAAGCGATGGTTTTTTGCTAGTTGCTACAACATCAACAACTGTAGATCAATCTAACTTTGGGACAAGAATCGGAGGCACGTCAGGTGCCACTTTAAAGTCTTTCCGTAACGCAGGGGGAGGAAGTACTTGTTCTGCTTTTGGCGGAAATGCTGGTGAA